GGGTCGTTTGGGTTGTTATAAGTAGGGTCTGATCTATATTTTGGGCCTCCGCGGCCGTCTGCATCTGCATCTCCAGTTCTCAACCTACCGGCTGAGTCATAATGCTTTCCCTTAGGCGCTTCCTTGGCCTCTAAAATTTGTCTTACTAGCTCATCGAATTGCATAATATTATTTATTTAACAATGGTAATTTAAATAGCGCTGAAGTGCCTTTGCATAATGTGTACCTTTATTCTTTAGCTTACCCTTAGCTCCTCTAACCTTACTACAAGACAGCTCACCTAATCTCTTCTTTAATATACCCGGTTTAACCGGCTTATGAATATCCTCAGCATTTTCTTCCCCGGTTAAATAACTAACACCCTTTTCTTTCTTTTTTTTCTTCTTCTTTTTACCACTTGCAGCAAAATTACGCGTTTGAACCTTTCCCTTACCTAAAACTTTAGGTAATCTTGCATCACCCGGAGCGTATGTATCACGCGAAGTAGGGGATTCAGGACTATAAACGTCGTGTGTTGACGGACCATCACCGAATACACCACCTGCACCCGCCGTCATACTCTCTCTTAACGATCTTAAAAAATACTTTTCAAATCTACCGGTTGATTCCATCGTAATTATATTTATAATATAAGGATGGAATTGCTAAAAAAGTATATCGATGAAATTGGACAAGATTTAGTACTCGATGATTTTAATCTTAAAGAAGCTCAAATGAGACTACCAGCTCGTAAGCATTTTTGGGTCGCAAGACTAATAGAAGCAAAGATTCAGCGCAATTCCTTGTTTGGTGATAAGAAAAAAATTAAAAAAGAACTAGTCAAAAAGGTAATTTCCGATTCACCAGTGAGAATAAGTCAATCTGCTGCTGAGTCAGCAGCAGAAAGACACGAGTCAATAGATACTCTTAATAAAGGTATTGCAGAACAAGATGCAATAATAGAATATCTTGAAAAGGTTGAAAAAGTACTCGGTAATATGCATTGGGAGATCAAAAATATTATCGATATTAATAAAATGGAGCAACTTTAATGCTGACTTTTGACTATAAGCCGAGTAACCGGAAAATTCAGCTTAGAACTGACGATACTGATCTATTTGAACGTATAAGAGAGCATTTTAGTGTAGAAAACGAAGGGGCTAGATTTGCTAGATATAGAGGTCGATTTGCTGCCCGTCGTAAATATGCAATAACAGGTACAGGGGCTTGTGAAGTAGGTTTATATTGGGAGATTCGACAGTATTTGATTAATAATCAGATAAAAATTGACGTTGAAGTCACAGATAAACTACAAAAGATACTCAAAGTCGGTCGTAATATAGAGCTATATAAGGACTTTACACTTACATTACGTGAATATCAGGAAGATGTAATAAAAAGAGCTTTAAAACTTGGTAGGGGCACATGTGTATTAGGTACTGGTGCTGGAAAAACCCTTACGACAGCAGCTTTAATTGAGAATTACTTTCAATCTTGCCCTGATAAAGATACTTTTAAGTGTGTCGTGCTGGTACCTGACCTTGGACTAGTAACTCAAACGTATGATGAGTTCATAAACTGCGGTACAACCTTTAAACTTACTAAGTGGACCGGTAAAACTAAACCAGATCTTACAGCAAATGTAGTTATTTGTAATATAGGTATCGTTCAAAGTCAGTTTGAAGCTAGTGATTGGTTAAAATATATTGATCTACTTATAGTTGATGAGTGTCACAAGATAAAAGCGTCAAATAAAATTAGTAAAATAGTATCTAAGATTACAACACACAACAAATACGGGTTTACAGGTACACTTCCAGAAAATAACTTAGATAAATGGTCGATTATAGGTAAATTAGGCCCTGTTATATATGAAAAAACGAGTTATGAGTTGAGATTGGAGGATTATTTAGCGAATGTTAATGTAAAAGTGCTAAATCTTGAGTATAACACACCTCCAAGGTATCTTTCTGATAATGCCTATAAAGAAGAGTTAGATTTTATATATGAAAGTGATTTTCGCAACACCTTTTTAACTAAATTATGTGATAAATTAAAAAATAACACCCTTATACTTGTTAATCACATCGCTCAAGGGGTTAATCTATCAGAATACCTCACTCAATGTGAAAATAAACAAATTTACTTTATTAGAGGTGAAGTAGAAGTAGAGACCCGTGATGACATAAAGAAAATAATGGAGAAGGACAATAATGTTATATGTGTAGCAATGAGTTCTATCTTTTCTACCGGGGTTAACATCAAAAACCTACATAATATTATATTTGCTGCAGGAGGAAAGTCGTTTATTAGAACAGTTCAGTCAGTTGGACGTGGATTACGAAAACACGCTTCAAAAAACAAGCTAGTTATATTTGATATATGTGATCGATTAAGATATGGCATAAGACACTGTGAGAAACGTAAAGAAATTTACGATAACGAGAAGATAAAGTACAACGAAACTAACATTGTTGAAAAATAAACTTTTAATACTATAATTAAACAAATGGCCGGAAAAGAAAAAAAACCGAAAGGTAAAGCGAAAGAAAAGAAAGCATATTATATTGAACCTAAAGTCTTTAAAGCATCGCTACAAAAATACTACGAAACTGATATTCTAACAGATGATTTAGCAGAAAATATTAAAAAAATTGCTTATGGGCTAAGTTATAATGGATCATTTATCAATTATACATATAAAGATGATATGATAGGTGATGCTCTTATTAAAATGTATTCAGCCTTAAAGTATAAAAAGTTTAATTTTGAAAAAGCTACTAATCCGTTCTCATATTTTACAACTATAGCATATCACGCTTTTATTAATAGAATAAAGAAGGAAAAAAAGCATCATGAAGCAGTTACAAAATATAGAGAGCGTGTATATGAAGATTTTATGTCCGATCCAGACAATACACATGGACATGTCTATGTAAAACCAGCAGACGAAGAAAATTCTTTTGAAGATTAATAAGCCTAGAGTTGCTATTTTTTCAGATCTTCACTTAGGGGTACATTCTAATAGTTCAGACTGGCATAATTATGCCGTAGAGTGGGCTCATTGGTTTAAGGACGAGTGTAAGAGAAAAAATATCAAAGATATAATCTTTTGCGGTGATTGGCATCACAACAGAAGTGAGATATCAGTTAATACGCTGCAAGTATCTGCAGATATATTAGATATATTGTGTGATTTTAATATTATTGCGATTACAGGCAACCATGATATCTATTATAAGCACAGAACTGATGTAAATTCGTTATCCATATTTAAAAAGAGAAAAAATGTAACAATTTTAGACACGTATGACACGATTGAAGCTTTTGATCGTACTATTACCTTTTGTCCTTGGAATACAAACATTAAAGAAGTTCCGGAAAGTGATGTTATCTTTGGTCATTTTGAGATAGAGACTTTTAAGATGAACTCATATAAGGTTTGTGAAGAGGGGCTCAAGGTTAAAGATTTACTTAAGAAGAGCCCACTAGTGGTCTCGGGACATTTTCATACTAGACACGAGAAAAAGTTTGGTAAAGGTACCATATTATATGTAGGTAACCCCTTTCAAATGGATTTCGGTGATGCAGGTAATCAAAAAGGTTACTATGTGTTAGATTTTGATACACTTGAGTATGATTTTACACCTAATAATATATCTCCATCATATAAAAAGGTATCATTGAGTGAATTAGTAAGAGAAGGTTCTATTACAGATAGTGTAGTAGATAATATTGCTAATAATATTATACGTCTCAAAGTAGATATGAATATATCACAAGCAGACATGGATATCTTAATTAAAAAGCTAACCTTACTTAAACCAGAAGTGTTAACTGTTGATTACGACATTAATTTTAATCGGTTACTCGATGATACAGAAAATAAAGAAGACTTATCGGGTATTGACATTCCACAAGCTATTGAAGAGTTTGTAAACTTACTTGAAATCAAGAATAAAAAAGAGATAATAAAATATACTCTCAGCTTATATGAAAAAAGTAAACTTTAAAAGGCTTAGTATAGTAAATTTTTTATCAGTTGGAGAAGAACCGGTAACAATAGAGTTCGGTAAGGGTCTTCATGTTATTACCGGTAAAAATAAGGATAAACCTGATCGTAGAAACGCTATCGGTAAAAGTACTATAGCTGATGCTCTATATTTCGCTATATTTGGTGAAACATTACGTGAGTTAAAGAAAGACCTTATACCAAATAACTTAACTAATGGTAAGACGCATATTGAACTAGACTTTGAGTTAGATTCATCGAAAGGTAGAAACAATTACAAGATAATTCGTACTTTATCACCTTCAAAAGTACTTATCTTTAAGGACGGGGTTGATAGAACACGAGATAGTATTAAGAATACTACAGCATATATTAGTCGTGTATTAAGTGCTTCGCCTTCTATATTTCAAAACTGTGTCATTATGACAGTTAACAATGCGGTTCCATTTATGGCTAAAAATAAAATCGAAAAACGAAAGTTTATTGAAGATATTTTTGGGATGGAAATTTTTAGTACAATGTTAACTGCTTTGCGAAACGAATATAATGAAATCTCTCGTGATCATGACACTCAGTTAACTAAATTAGAAGAGATTGAAAAGGCATATAAAAATTATGAGGATCAAAAACAGCGAATTTTACGAACGAGAAAAGAAAAAAAGCAAAAGTACCTTGGTCGTCAAAAAGATAATACCGAAGAAAAAGAAAAGCTTGAAAACGAACTTAGTAATGTTGAGAAGATAAACATTAGTAAGATTCAAAAACAAGTAATCTCTCTCGAAGAGGCTGTTTCAGATCAAGATATAAGAATCGAAACTAATTTAGAGGCAGTAGCGCGTAATAAAGCTTTAGCTGCTGAAAGGAAAGACCGGTATAAAAAAATGGGGACGGAAGAGGAAAAATGCCCGGTATGTCTTCGCCCTATGGAAGACCATGATGAAGAGCTAATAGTTCAAGAGAAAGAAAACCTTAAAAAGTTTATTCATGAAGCAATAGACAATATTAAAAATTATTCTGATGATCTTAAAGAACTCAGAGTAAGAAAGGATAGATTTGTAAAGGCTATTAGTCAGTGTCAAAATAAAGTATCTGAAGCAAGACTACAGGAACAAAATAGAAAAAATATTGAACAGCGAATAGATCAACTAGATAGGTGGCAAGAAGAACTAGAGGGAGACTTAGAGTCTATTGAATCTACAGATACTGATTTTGATACATTAATTATTGAAACAAAACAACGCGTAGATAAGCTTGAGAAAAAAGTTAAGAAGTTTAAAAACGAACTAGCTAAGTTAGACATTGTAAAGTATATTGTTTCAGAAGAGGGTGTTAAATCGTATATTGTAAACAAGTTATTGGAACTTCTAAATAGTAAACTGTTGTTATATCTTAAGCGGTTAGATTCTAACTCTATTTGTATTTTTAACGAGTATTTTGAAGAAGAAATTTTGAATGAAAAGAACAAAGTTTGTTCTTATTTTAACTTCTCTGGTGCTGAACGTAAGTCAATTGACTTGGCGTGTCTATTTACTTTTTCTGATATAAGAAGGCTGCAAGGTGGTGTACAATACAATATTGCAATCTATGATGAATTGTTTGATTCATCTTTTGATGAAAAGGGTATCGAGCTCATTACACAGATATTACAAGATAGAGTAGAAGAACTTGATGAGTGCTCTATCGTAATTTCGCATCGTAAGGAATCTATTAAAGCAGTAACGGGAGATGTAATCTACCTTGAAAAAGAAAACGGCATAACCACCCGGGTAGATTATACGGAGCTTTAAACTATATATAATCATGCTAGGTACGTCACCTTATCCACAGCCCTTTGCCTCTCCATTTCAAGCACTTCCAAATGGAACACCAACTACGCAACACCAGCCTCAGATCAACACTGAGGGTATGCAACCGAAAGAAGCTACTCTTCCTAGATATATTAATTACTTAGCTGATTATTCAGGCTGTGGTCATTGGAGAATCTTATGGCCTGAAGCTGTTATTAATGCTAAAGGCGTTGGTATGTCGCAATCAACAACAGCAATGGTTAATAACCCTGCTTGGTATACAGGTGTTAAGTGTGTTAAGGTGCAAAGACAAGCATCTTCACAACAAAAAGAATTTATTAAATTTCTTAAACACGTACAACAAGAGCATGGTTTTAAGATCGTGTATGAAGTCGATGATGTAGTGTTTAGGGAAGTAATTCCTGACTATAATAAATTTAAATTTGCTTTTGATACAGATGAAATTCGACAAAATTGTGTAGATATTATTAATATGGTTGATGAAGTTACTGTAACTTGTGACTTTATGAGACGATTATATCAAGAAAAAACAGGTAAAGAAGAAATAACCGTCATTCCAAATTTTGTACCGGAATCGTGGATGGGTCATTACTTTAACGAGCATGAAATTAGAAAACAATTTAACAAAAACAAGAAAAAACCACGCATTCTTTATACCGGTTCCGGAGCTCACTACGATGTAGATAATAAAACTGGCGGTAAGGATGATTTATCTGAAGTACGTGATTTTATAAGAAAGACTGTCGATAAATATCAATGGATTTTTGTTGGTGCATTTCCTCCTACTCTTTTAGATTTAGTTCAACAGCGAAAAATAGAATTTTACCCGTGGCAAACATTATTAGACTATCCAAAGTTTATTGCTAGTTTAAACGCCCAGTTAATGGTCGCACCGCTCCAAGTAAATGACTTTAACAAAGCAAAGTCCGATATTAAATTTATAGAAGCATGCGTCCTAGGTATCCCGTGTTTATGTCAAAATATGGATACATATAATACTGCTCCAGAAGCACTTAAATTTACTACCGTAGATGAGTTTGAATATAAGATTCGTAGTATTCTAGATTATAAAAATAGAAACGAATATTACGGTAATATTAAAAAGCTTAGAAGTATAGGTGAAAAAAGATTTCTTGAAAATGAACCTAATATTGGTG